ACTGAGTCCTCTGTTATGAAAGCTATCGAAGAGAACCCTGAGCTGTACAAACAGTACACTCGCGGTATCTAATTTACTGCCCTAGAGGCTGAGAGGAGTAACACAAAATGGCTAAAGTTGCATATCAGAACGTATGGAAAACATTAACAGGCGTGCCTAAGGTAGACTTGGCAGGTAAACGTTACACTTTCGTATCCGAGGATACAGATGGTGGATTGATCACTACTCCAGCAGGAGGCTACCCACTGGGTATTACAAACGAACCTAACGGTGTTGATGAGCCTACACAGATCCATGCTGAAGGTGAATTGTTTGTAGTACTTGGCGGAACAGTTGCAATTGGTGAGGGTATTGAAGTTGGTGTTAACGGTCGAGCTATTAAGCTTGCTTCGGGTATCCGCGTTGGTACTTGCCGTGTTGGTGGAGCTGCTGGGGATATTGGTACTGTACTCATTAAGTAATTATAAAATTAGGTATTAAGAAGGGGAGGCAACGAAATGCCAACACGTCAACAGATCCATATCGACAGACCATTAACAAATATTTCCGTGCTTTACATGCAAGAAGAAAGTGTCTTCATTGCTGATAAAGTATTCCCTATCATCGGGGTACAAAAGCAAGCAGATACTTACTTTGAATATAACCGTGATGACTTCTTCCGTGACGAGGCTCAAGTACGTGCAAAAGGTACTGAGTCGGCTGGTGGCGAATACGACGTTGAGGAGCAACCACCTTACTTCGCACGTGTGTATGCTTTCCACATGGATGTCAATGAACAAGATCGTGTTAACGCGGATAACCCATTGACTCCTGATAAGGATGCTACTGAGTTTGTTTCTCGTAAGCTCCTGATCAAGAAAGAAACTCTGTGGGCAAGTAAGTACTTCCAAGCCGGAGTATGGGGCGAGCAATTCTATGGTGTTGAGTCCGGTCCTACAACAGGACAAACATTGAGATTTGACCAACCGACTTCTGACCCTGTTCGCTTCATCCGTAATGTAAGCACACGTCAAGTTGAGCTTACTGGATACAAACCGAACACATTGGTAATGTCCCCTTACGTCTTCGATGCTTTGATCGAGCACGAGGATATCCTGGACCGTATCAAATACACACAAAAAGGTATTGCTACGCAGGATCTGATCGCTCAATTGTTTGAAGTGGATCACGTATATGTACCACGTGCGATCGTGAACACGCAAGCAAAAGGCAAAGATGGCCAGTATCAGTTCATCATGGGTAAACATGCGTTGCTGATGTATGTTGAGAAAAACCCTGGTCTGAAGAAACCATCTGCGGGTTATACGTTCTCTTGGACTGGTTTGAAAGGTGCTTCTACAATGGGCTCCCGTATCAACCGTATCCAAATGCCTTGGTTGGGTCATGAAACAGAGCGTATCGAAGCTGAAATGGCGTTTGATCAGAAGGTAATCGGTAAAGACCTCGGAGTCTTTATGATGGATCTGGTTAACTAATGTCCGATCTAGAACTGAAAAAGTTCTATGTAGTACGTAGATCTTTCCGGTCTGTAGGTAACTTCTACGAGACCGGGACGATTCTGACGGATGAGGACCTCAAAGAGATTCGTTATGCGAAGATCAAGATCAGCGAGGGTAAGATTAAACGCTGGCCTGAGTCCGATGTCGATCAGGATAACATGATCGCGTACTTCAGAGATCGTTTAGGTGTTGACGACCTGGAGGAAAGAGTCGCGGCTAGAGCTTCCGAGGGCTCAGATGGCGCGGAACCAGACAACCAGAAAGACGACACCACCCCACCTGGTACGGAGCCCGATGAAGGTAAGGATTCGGACAAAGAACCAGAGAAGGAAACACCTGAAGTAAAAGAGCCTAAGAAAGAAGAGGCTCCTAAACCTGCCCCGGCGGCAGCACCTAAAACTCCTCCGGGAACAGTAACAAAACCACAGCCTACGGCAACCAAGCAAGCACAACCTACAACTACGAAGCCTAAGGCGTAGGAGGGGTAACTATGACTTGGACTTACAGCGGAGATCCTTCCACATCTGATCTGGATCAAGTCAGGTTCTTGTGCGGTGATACTGATGAGGCGTATTCTTTTCTGTCCAATGAGGAGATTGAATACCTTATGAAGGATCAGATTAACATGCGTCGAGTTGCTATCAAGGCAATTGAGCAGATTGTCACGAAGTTGGCTGCATCGTCAGTTGACTATACAATCGGTCCAGAAAGTGTAAAAGCGAGTCAGAGAATGGCTAACTTTGCACGTATTAAGCGCTTGCTACAGCAAGACTTGCGTGCTGGGTTAGCTGTTCCTCTTATGGCTCAGGCTGAAGAACCTCCTTGCAGACCTTTGTTTGACATTGGTATGCATGATAATGGGGTGCAGTAATGGATCCTATTATCAAGGCCCGGCGCTTTCATGAAGTAATGTACTATGAGTACGTATCGGTCGATTCTCGAGGCTCAAAGGTGTATAACCCACCAGTTCCTTTGTTGTGTTATAAAGCCGGTAAAATAACTACGGTAAGAAACTTCGAAGGCGTACAAGTTGTTTCGTCTTTGCAGCTGTACATCGATGGTTATGTTACGTTTAAGGCTAATGACCAGTTTGAAGATGCTGGGATAAAGTATCCAATTCAAGCATTCAGTTCTTTCGCAGGATTAAAACCTGGGACAGGCACAACGGTGGTGTATATCTAATGGCTAGAGGCGGACGAATAAGTATAAAGGTAGATTACTCTGAGGTAGCCAAGAATCTTCAGGCATCTGTTACCAAAGTGGATAGAGGAACCAAAAAAGCTACAATAGCTGCTTGTGAGGCTATTAAAGCTAGATCCTTGAAACTAGTACCGAGAGATACAAACATTTTGGCTAAAAGCTTCTACTATAAGATCCATGGTAGGTACCGTAATTTTGAGGCTGAAATAGGTTATGGGGGAAACGGCGATCCTATCAATCCGAGAACTGGCCAACATGCCTCGGAATATATGGTTGCTGTACACGAAGACCTACAGCAGCCTCATAAGATAGGTCAAGCCAAGTTCTTAGAGCAAGCCGTGCGAGATTACCAAGACGAGTTTCTTGCCAAGGCTGCTGCGACAATCAGAAACGAATTGTAGGTGGTATTATGGCTAACTTGGGAGAAGATTTCGAGACGTTCTTTGCTACTGTAGGACTTCTTAGTGATTATGCTTTCGGTATTGACATTATGCAGCATTCACCAGATGCTGCCATAAGTATATATGAGTATGCTGGTGGAGGTTCTGCACCTCAAACTGCTGGAGCTGTAAGATCCATTCAAGTCGTCGTAAGAAGTACCGAGCCTCTTCAGGCCAAGGTAAAAGCCGATGCGCTTTACCACTCATTGGACTCAGACGATGGAATTGTTAATCTCACAGAAGAGCGTTGGGGTGCAGTCACCTTGTTACAAACACCGTTTAAGATGCGTGTGGATGAGAAAGACCGTGTTTACTACGGTTTCAACTTATCCATTACGACATATATTGATTAGGAGGTTCACAAATGGCAAAAGGCGGAGTACCTATTGGTTTGACTAACTTGGTGTTTGCTATCCTGACGAATGACCCTGAGCCGGGTGCAGGCTTGGCTACGTATGAAACTCCTGTACGTATCCCAGGTGCTATTACAGCAAACATTAACCCTAACGCATCCAATGAAACATTGTTTGCCGATGATGGTCCATACGATGCCGCATCTACTATCGGTGCGATTTCTTTGGAGCTGAACGTAGCTGACCTTTCGTTGGAAGTACAGTCCATGATCTTGGGACATTCCATTGTGGGTGGTGTCTTGATTCGTAAAGCATCTGACGTACCTCCGTACGTTGCTGTTGGATTTAAGTCACTGAAATCTGATGGTAAATACCGTTACACTTGGTTGGCAAAAGGTAAGTTTGCAGCTTCCGAGCAAGCGAACCAAACCAAACAAGACAGCATCAGCTGGAATACACCTACCATTTCGGGATCCTTCCTCAAACGGGATTGCGACGATGAGTGGGAAAGGCACATCGATGAAGGAAGTA